ACGCAATCTAATATAATCTGGAGATCTATGCTACAAAAGATAGGGTTTCAACCTGGTATAAACAAACAAATTACTGCGACAGCTGCAGAAGGTCAGTGGATAGACTGTGATAATGTCCGTTTTAGATACTCTACACCTGAGAAGATAGGTGGTTGGAAACAGTTAGGTGCTGACAATGTTACAGGTGCAGCGAGAGCACTACATCAATTTACAAATAGTGAAAGTAGAAAATACTCTATCATAGGAACAAATAGAATTTTATATGCATACTCGGGTGGTGTGTTCTACGATATACACCCTTTAGTTGATCCATCAGGTACAACGCTTACAAATGCTTTTGAAACAGAAAATGGATCAACTGAAGTTACAATAAACTTTTCTGGTGATCATGGTATTCAAGCAGGAGACATAGTATTATTAGATAACTTTTCATCTATTACAAATTCAAACTTTGGTGCATCAGATTTTGATGACATAAGATTTATGGCAACGACAGTGCCAGCGTCAAACAAAATAACAATTACAATGCCTTCAGCTGAAACAGGTTCTGGTGCCTCCACTGCATCAGGCGGTATTAGAGTTTTTAAATATTATCATGTGGGTCCTGATGTACAAGCAAAAGGTGATGGTTGGTCACTTGGATCTTGGGGTGGAGAAGAAGTTGGAGCTTTTACTACAGTCCTATCTGCAGATATAAATGCAGTTACAACAACAATAACTTTGAATGATACATCACAACTACCATCGTCAGGAGACAGTTTTATTTTAATAGGAACAGAAGAAATAAAATATACAGGAATTTCAGGTAACACCCTAACAGGTGTAACAAGAGGTGTGAGAAACACCACAGCAGCATCTCACTCTGCTGGAGCCACAGTTACAAATACATCAGGTTTCGTAGCGTGGAACCAATCAGCAACAGGAGATTTAACACTAGAACCCGGTATGTGGTCTATCGACAATTTTGGTGATAAAGCTATTTGTTTAATTGTAAATGGTGAAGTGTTTGAGTGGGATTCAACAGCAACAAACGCTACATCAAACAGAGCTACTATTATTACAGGTGCACCCACAGCATCAAGACACATGCTTGTATCTACACCGGACAGACACTTAGTATTTTTTGGTACAGAAACAACTATTGGAGATAAGACTACACAAGATGATATGTTTGTAAGATTTTCTGATCGAGAAGATATTAATACTTATGCGGCTGCACCAGACAATACAGCTGGCGCACAAAGACTGGCCGACGGATCACGGATCATGGGAGCCATTAGAGGTAGAGATGCAATCTATGTATATACAGATACAGCTTTGTTCTTACAAAGATTTGTTGGTCAACCGTTTACATTTGCTTTTGTGCAAGTTGGAACTAACTGTGGACTAGCAGGTAAGAATGCAGTTGTCGAGGTAGATGGTGCAGCGTATTGGTTCTCAGAGAATGGTTTCTTTAGATATGCCGGTGCTCTAGAAACATTACCTTGTCTTGTAGAAGATTTTGTATACGACGACATAAACTTGGAACACGGTAATCAAATGATAACAGTAGGACTTAACAACTTGTTTGGTGAAATTATGTGGTTTTACCCAACAGCAAACTCTGGAGTTGTAAATAGAATGGTTTGTTATAATTATCAAGACTCGTCGCCGACAAGACCAATATGGACAGTTGGCACATTAGCTAGAACTGCATGGGCAGACTCTGCTGTATTTGGTAGCCCGCATGCATTAGAGTATGATGCTGATGGTGTGGAAGGAGCTACATCATCTACATACGTGCAGGGTAATACAGACGGTATATCAACATACTATCAACACGAAACAGGAACTGATCAAGTTAAAGGTGGAACGGTAACAGCTATTACAGCAAACATACTGTCAGGAGACTTTGACATTACACAAAGAGTTATTAGAGGTGCACAAACTAATATTGCAGATCTTAGAGGTGATGGTGAGTTTATGATGAAGATAAGAAGATTTATACCTGATTTTATTTCACAGACAGGTGCAACCAGAGTTACCTTAAATTTAAAAAACTTTCCAAATGATACAGCTGCAAGCTCATCACTTGGACCTTTTGATATTACATCTAGCACACAAAAAGTAGATACAAGAGCTAGAGCTAGAGCGATTGCTCTTAAAGTAGAAAATACAAGCACATCTCAAGACTGGAAGTTAGGAACATTTAGATTAGATGTACAAGCGGATGGTAGAAGATAATGGCAAAGATAGTACAAGTATTAACAAGACCTAGTGAAGAATATAAACAAGCTGTGGCAGATGCACAGGTTAGAGATCTTGACGGTGTAATACAAAAATTAAATACAACGTATCAACAAGAATTAAAGGATGAGGTTGAAGCGTTTAACCTCTTTATAAATTAATGGCAAATAATTTTATTAATAAAAAAGCAGATTTAACAACTACAAATCTTACGACACTATACACAGTGCCATCGTTTAAAACATCTGTGGTTAAATCAATTTTAGTATCTGAAGATGCAGGATCAGGAGCTAGTATCACAGTGACTTTAGTGGACGCATCGTCAAACATATTTAGCTTATTTAAAAGCAAAGCTATATCTTCAAATGCTACAACAGAGCTGTTAACACAACCTCTTGTTATGGAGGCAGGTGAAGCTTTGAAAGTCCAAGCTAGTGATGCAAACGAATTGCATGTCATAGCTTCAATCTTAGAAATACAGCCAAGAGAGGTAGCAACATAATGGAAACAATAAAACCAGAGAAGATAATAACAACCATATCTAACCTAAAAACAGGTGAGGTATATAAGACAGAGGATGAATGGAAGGCAAAAGGAGTGCCAGAGGCAGAGATTAGAAGAGATGTTCAAGTAATCATGCCTTCACTTGATTTGTTCCCTAAAACCAAGTAGTGTGAAAAAATGGCAATTATTAGATCAAAAATAGCAAGACAATTATTAGCAGAAGGTGGAGCACCTAGGAAGGGTTTTATGTTTGGAAGTCCTGGATCTGCTGAACAAGAGGCCTCTTTTGGAGCGCAGGCTGCCATGAGTCAAGATGCATATGAAAGTTTAGATCAAGAGGGTCAAGCAGAGATGGATCAAGCTAGATTTGACGCTGGTATTAGATCAGCTGATTTTGGAAATTTAAATGTTAATGAAGGCTCTGATACTCCATCATTTTTTCAAAAAACTATTGATCGTATTGGTAGTGGATTACAAGGTAAAAGAGGACAAAACATACTTAATTTTTTAAATAGATCTACTGCAGCAACACTCAGAGGTAAATTAGGTTTAGGAAAACCAGGAGATATAAATTATGTGTTAGATCTTTTACAAAATCCAGATGATAGAGTATACGGTTTATCAAACAAAGAAAGAGAAATAGGAGAAAAACTTATTGATGCAGGTATAAAAGATGAGTTTGATATTAGAAACATGACACAATCACAATTTGATAATTTATTTCCAGGACCACAAACAGGTGGAGGTGGAGATGGAGACAACGAACCTATAAAAAGATTACGAGCACCCATAACAGAGGCTAAAAAAGAAGAGCCAAGGAAAGGTGAATTTGATGATTTATTAAGATTCTACGGTGCAAAGTTTGCAAGAGGTGGTAGAACAGATGCAGAATCTCAATACGGGGCAGATAGCTATGGATCTTACTCTTTTGAAGACGACGGTAACAGAGGCGATGGCGACGGACCACCAACAATAGATACGGGCGGTGGAACAGAACCTCCTATGCTTTCTGGAGGTAGAGGTATAGATGTTGGAGCTTTGCAAAATCGAGGTTTAACACCAGCTGAGATAGCAACAGTTTTTAACGAATATTATGGATTAGATACAGAACCCACGACAGTAACAGGACCATTAGGGACAGGACCTGGTGGATTAATGGCAACAGGACCATCAATAGAGTTTGGACAACAAGTTACTAAAGGGTCAGGGACTAGAGGAACTACAGGAACTACAGGAACTAAAGGAACTGGTTTTGATATAAGTGATATCCAACCAACAAGTGGATATGGTGGAGTGAGAGACACTCAAACTGCAATAGCATTAGATAATTTAGCAAAAGAAGGTTTGTTTGATACTTTAGGTATAGACGTTCCAAAAAAAGCAGACGGCGGTGTAATAAGACAAAATTATGGTCTAGGTAGTCTTGTAAAGAAAGCTACAAGAGCCGTTAAAAAAGTTTTAAAATCAGATTTAGGTAAAGCTGCAATTTTAGGGTTTGGTGCTTACAAACTAGCCGGAAGTCCAAGTATTTTTGGTAAAGATAGTTTTATTATGAAAAATAAAGCTTTAGCAGGTATATTAGGAACATCTTTAGCAGCTGGATTATTTGCTAAAAAGGAAGAAGAAGAAGATGAAAAATTACCTACAGTAGCTAACACAGATCCAGAGATGACTAAATTTATAAATTTTTATGGTGGTCCCACAAGATTTGTTGCAGACGGTGGAGATATTGATAAAGCACCTACAAAAATGGCATCAGCTCCATCATCATTTGCAGAATTAAATATGTTATCTATAGATTTATTTGGTAGACCTTATGATCAATTAAATGACAGCGAACAAGAAATTCTTATGGAATATTTCTCAAAGAGCAAAGATATGCCTGAAAGAAACAAAGATATGCCTGAAAGAACCATGGTTGCTGGAGGTGGCATAATGAATCCAAACGATGAGATGTTAGATTTAAAGGGCAATGAGATGGATCTTAGAGGTGGTGGCTTTGTACCATTAGGAGAATATGAGAAAAAAGACGATGTTCCAGCGAGATTATCTAAGAATGAGTTTGTATTCACAGCCGATGCCGTAAGAGCAGCAGGTGGAGGAAGTGTTGATAGAGGCGCAGATATAATGTATAAAACAATGAAAAACCTGGAGAATAAAGTAGC